CCTTTGCTTTTGCAATGCGGTGCAGTTCCCTATGCCCAGATAAAGAACCATGATCTGTGATAGCCAATGCTGGCATACCAAGTTCAACTGCTCGGTTAACGTATTCTTCTGGAGTAGCAACACCATCCATTAAGGAATAGTGTGTATGGACATGCAAACCTACGTAATTCATCTATTACCAGTCAATATTTGTGCTGGTAGCAGATGGAGTGTCAAACCCAAAGTAGAATGCTTCTTGCTCTGGATATGGAACTTCACGGACAACCTTATCTAGGTTGAAGAATTCATAGCCGTCCCACTTAAATGGTTCAGCATCTGGTACATTTGGAATAAGTGTGTAATTAGTCTCAGTTCCCTGGCCATTACGCTTTAACTTCCATTGCAAGTTTGAAATGCTTCCTGTTTCTAAAGCATATTCACGAATTGTGTTGAATGCAGATTGCTTACTAATGCCTTGTGACCAAACTGCAATATAAGCATCTTCTGTTCCGTCATCTACTAGAACATTTGTGTAGAAACGTAGACGTGCTCTCCATCCAGACTTTGGCTCTTTACGTGCCATCTCACAACCAAAGCAACGTCCTTCAGATTCCTGTGTACATGCTGCCTTGCGCTTATAGTCCTTTGGATTTGTATGCTCTGAACATACTACTGCTAATCCACGATCTTCATTATAGTTTGCTGAGTCAGAATCTAACTCATTAGCAAATCTAATCTTTGCTGCTTGTCCGTCTGCTAACTTAACCCAACGAACCTTTGTTCCTGTACCTTCGTATTTTGGCTTGTCGACTAGGGCGTTGATGTTTTTTAGTCCCTTTACAATAGTCATATTTTGTTTTCTCCTTATATAAGTGTTTTATTATTTTAGCATAGAGTCAATAACGTTGTCAAACTGAAACTCAAGTTTTCTAATTTGATCATCTGTCATATCGCCTATGTCTTTATATCCTTGATCAGGCTTTACAATTGTAACTAAGTTACCCATTTTTTCAGTAAGTCTCTCAGACATAATTGTTCCAGCATCATCATTGTCTGCTACTAATACGATACCAGTAAAATACCGTTTCAAAAGTTCAATCTGGCTTGATGAAACATTTGCCCCTAGGGTAGCAACCGCAGGGAAACCTACTTGATCTAATCTAATAGCATCAAATGAAGACTCAACAACGTACACAGTCTTAGATGCTTTTACTCTGTGAAGATTAAATAAAATCTTGCTTTTTGGAAGACCTGGAGTATTTTTAAACTCCTTGCCTTCAATAGTTCTTGCAACAAAACCAATAGACATTCCGTCTGGAGATTGCATTGGAATAACAACAGAGTCTTGCTTTTCTGAAAAGCCTAAATCAAATTTTACCACAGACTCTTTTGTAATTTTTCTACTGTCAAAATAATTCATTGCTCTGGGTGAATCAAGCGCTTGTTTGTTTAATCTTTTAATCAATAACTCATCATACTGAACAAAGTCTGGAATATTGTGCAAGGCCTTGTTAATTACTGATTCAATGTCTGTTTCTGTTTCTTTGCTTTTAATAAATCTAATTGTTTCAAAATATGTTCTATTAGTCATATGCATAATTAACTCAATAAGACTTCTAGTTGTTTGACAACCAAAGCAAAAGAACAGTCCAGACTCTTTTGAAACTTCGCCTGCTGGTGTTCTATTATTATTATGATATGGGCAAAAAATTATATAATCAGTTCCATACTCAGCCTCTATGTCGATGCCTGCACCAGTTAAAACTCTGTGTATTTGCTGTGTTGTATATAGTTCTTTAGCCATTTTTATCTTCAAAATCCTTGTACTTGTAATATCCCTTATCAAAGTCTGCCTGTACTAAGAAGTCTCCCATAAAACCATTACGGTTCTTTCTGAATGCACATTCAATAATATCACTATTAGTACCACGACCAAGTGCTAATACCCAGTCAGCATCGTATGCAATCTGTCTAGACCAAGCAGTTTGTCCAAGAGTAGGAACAGTACTTAAGTCTTTTACATCATCTGGAGTTGCAGATGAGATAGCCATGATTGGTACTTCTTCACTGATAGCCATTAGTTTAAGTTCACGAGAAAGGTTCTTCATACGTACCGTTTCGCTATCAGCCTTTTGATTTGGACTCATAAGTTGTAGGTAGTCAACAATAACAAAATCTGGCTTGTACTGATCAATCTTTCCACGAATGACGGAAGGAGTTACTTCTCCACCTTGATCGTTTGAGATAATATGAAAGTGTGGTCTTCCTTGAAGTTTAGACTCATGCCATTTCTTTAGCATATCAAGTTCTACTTCTCCATTAGAAAGTTTTCTATGAGACCAAAGTCCTTCACCCATAATAGTAAAAGCACGATTACGAACTTCTGTTTCAGACATTTCAAGACTAATGATTAAAGGAGTCTTACCCTGCTTCCAAGCCTGCACAGCAAAGTACAGAGCCAACCAAGACTTTCCAATACCTGGATAAGCAAGGAATACACCAAGTTGTCCTGGCATAATTCCAGAAGGTAGGTAGTTATCAAATCCTGGAAGACCAGTCTTGATTCCTATATGACCCAATTCTTGTTGTCTTTTAACATGCTCAAAGTATGCGATTGCAGAATCAATATCCGTAGCATCAATATCACGAATAGCAGAAGTGTTTTTCTTTAACTCTGAAGTTTTTGTAATTAATTCTTCTAAAGCCTTAGATCCTTCACCTTGCTGAACCTCTGATGCAGCACTGCGAATAATGTCTTTTAGGCTATCGTTTAGATATTCTACTTGCAATTCATCAAGATGATGCTTTGTTGCACCGATACCTTCTGCTGGTACAAAATCTCTAAACTTATCAACAACAAGTGATATTGGAGGAACAGTTCCATTTGTTTCAGAATAGTTTCTGATAAAGTTCCACACATCATTATGTGTTCTTAAAAGGTTATCAACATTAGCCTGTAACAATACATGTACTTGCTTATCAGTTAAAACAGCAGTGATTAGTTTTGCCTCTGTATTATTCACTTAACCACTCCTTTGCCCTAGCCCTGCGCTCTGATCGTTCTTTATCGTCTTGTTCTTTATCAAGTTTACCATTAAGGATTTTCTCTGCGTTGTAAGCAAAGAAGTTCCAAGTTGGATCCTGTGCAATACTAAAATAATAATCTAATAAGTCATAGCAAGCAGAAATACCATATGATTCAACAAGTGCATCAGATGCCCACTGCTCAACATTTAAATTGAGGTTAGACTTTTGCTCATATCTCTGCAAGTAAAGTTTGTTGTAGCGACTGAGCAAAGCCATTCGGTCTTTGCGTTCAGCCACTCTACTCTGCTACGATTTCGGCTTTTGCTTCGTTGACTTTTTCAATTACTTTGCTTTCAACAAATGCATAGATACGATCCATTGCTTCATTTGTTGTTTCGCCTTCACGAGTGTAATCTACAACACCAAGATCAACTCTTAGCGACTGAAAATTACCCAAGTTAAGTGTGTATCCAAGTGTTGCAGATACCTTTGTGTTTTGTCTTTCAATAACGTTTTCTGTAATCTCTTCCATAATTTCCCCCATTAGTTAATGCTTTCATTCCAAACTGGAATAAATCTGCCATCTTCAGTTCTTGTATAAACCAGTATACCATCGCCTGTTCTGCGTGTCAACTCTTGACTTGTAGGTGTCATGTTGTTTGTTATTAAATTATCTTTTCTTGGTCTTCCAATATGTATACTTGCAAGTATATCACGTATCTCTTTTACTTGCGATTCTGAGTAGTATGCTCTTACTTGCCAATGACGTACCCCGTTTAATTGTGAACCCATTGGTGGAGGAATGACTCCTCGTTTAATTAGTAAAGGAAAATATTTGCGATGCCTATTGACAAGTTTGGCTGTTTCTGTTACAGTGTAAGCCTTTTGTCTATTTTTTCTAAAGTCAGCACGAAAACAAGTTTCTATTCTATCTTTTGTTATGTTATAAACTGAGACCATGCCTGTAGATCTTGAACTGTGATGTAGTCTAACTAAATCACCATTTAAAAACCAAATGTTTTTATTGCCACTAATTACAGGTTGACTATTGTAGTCTTTGCTCTCAAGTTTTCTTGGCTTAAAATCCATCTACCCTCCTTGCTATCTGACGGGGGATGAAAAAATTTTCTTGAACCACAACAGATGCAATAAGTCGCAATATGTATTTGGCTAGAATATTGTCTATCAACAAACATTCTGCCATTGCATTTAACGCAAAGCATTACCCAATCCCCTTTAGTTTGGTATACCAATAATTATAAGGTGGACTGCTAAAGAAAGATCTCCAGATGCACCGAATCTTACAATGCCCTCTACTCTTGAAGTAGTTACACTTTTTAAAATAACATTAACATTTTGTCCTGCTGGAGTATTTCCAATATTTACTGCTGTTGCAGATGCAATTGGTGCATACTTAAAATCTGATGGAAAGTCATATGAAAATGTCTTCTCGTTTCCAGCACTTACTGTAGAATTATTAGCAACTTCTACATATCCACCAACAACTCTTGCCTCTGATGTCTTAATGCTTTGTTTTCCAGCAGAGATTGTGTCTACTGTTGTATAGTTGTATGTAGCGGATGAAACCTGTGTTGACAGATCATTAACAGTATCAACTAACTGATAAATATATGTCAAATCTAGAGGTTGTCCTCGTTCTGGTAGCGGTACTTTAGCCATTATCTCTCCATTATATCATTAAACAGTTTGGTTAAGCAATCTGTATACTTTTAAAAAAGGTGTTCCAACAGCACCGTCTGCTCTTTCAATCGGATACCCTGGAAGATAAACCTCAATACTCATTCTATTTGGTGGGCTTGGTTGAACAACTCCATTTACTGTGTATGTTGTAGGAACTGGCAAAGATAAAGATGTTGTAGACAAACGTTCTTTATATAACCAATCACCGTCAGCACTGCCTCTATCCCATCTAACCCAAAAATCATACTGGGACTCTTTTTTAATAAAATAAGTATTTGCACCATCAACTTTATTGATTGTTACTGCATCCCAAACAACTGATGCAATATCTCCAGCCTTGTTGAAGTGTATAATTCCTGGAACATATGTATAATCTGGATCAACCAAATAAATAGGAGACCAATGAGAAACTCTGTTTCTATCATCTGATATAATCCTATATCTTAATGAATACCCCTGTGTTTCACTGCTAATTGCAGGCAAGTTTGAATAGGGTGTTTTAAACTTCTTAATTGTTTCATTAGCCATTATGTTACACCTACTGAAAATCTAAATTCAATATAATTACTTGTGTTTGGTGATTTAATAATTGTTTCTGCGTCTATGTTTTTTACAACTGAATACCCTGTTAATCCGTACAATGGATTTGTTGTTGCAATATTTTCTAATCTAAGTGCATCTAGTGCAATATAATAATCACCAGATGGTACATCTGAAACAAGGGCACATGCGTAAATCTTTACTACAGTAACCGCATTCCAGGTAAATCCTTGTGTTTGATATAGTTCTTGTAATTGTGATGTAGCAACATAATATCTATTGGCTGCAAAGTCATATGTTGCTCCGCTACCGTTTCCATTATCTAATTCA